CTTCCCGTCCGCCTCGTTGATTGCGATCTGCCCTGAGACGAGCGCCGATGGCGTCGCCCCGGTCGTCGTCGATCGGAGGATTCGGACGGTGTTTGCCACGGCTTAGAACGTCCCGCCGTTGATGTCTACACCGTCGATCGCGCCGCCCGTGATGGCGACGTTGCTCGCGTCTTGCGTTGCGATAGAGCCGAGCCCGAGATTCGTGCGGGCAGTCGACACCGAGGCGACGTCCGAGAGATTCGACGCCGCCGTAAGCTTGCCGGCGAGAGCGTTGGTGACGGTCGTCGAGAATGACGCATCCGACCCGAGCGCATCGGCCAACTCCTTCAGTGTGTCGAGCGCCGCCGGGGCTGCACCGATCACGTTGCTTATCTGCGTTGCCACATACGTCGGCGTGGCATAGGTGCTCGCCGCAGCCGACTGCGTCAGGTATGTACTCGCGGCATCCGCAGTCGTGAGGTAGCCAGAGAGATTGGCACTGCTGATGGCAGTGTCGACGTAGCTCTTGGTGGCAAACGTCGACGGCCCACCGATGGCGAGGATGCTTGTGGCCGAGCCGCCCGCACCGCCCGTGCCAACGCCGATGTAGAGCGTGCCGCCGCCTGCGGCCCCCTCGGTGTAGGCGAGCTCTGCGTTAGCGAGGCTCGTTGGAGCCGAAGTCCCAGTCGATCGCTTGATCCGAATCGTATTTGCCATCAGTAGTTGCCCCCGTCGATTAGTTGCGGCTCGTTGATTGCCGTGACTTCAGTCCACGTTGAGAGATTCTCGTCGAGCCTCCACGCCTTCGACGTGTCGACGACCCACACGAGCATGCCAGACTCACGCCGCAGCGGTGGGATGCCGTCTCGCTCGTCATTGTTCGCCACCGTCCGGTAGCCGCCCTTGCCCCAGCGGGCCTCGTGCGTGGCATGGCCGTCGGTCGTGCTGAATGGCACGATCGGTGCGAGTACGTTGGTGCCCTTGATGATTGACATACGTCAACTCACTGTGAGGTTGACTGTGCCGCTAATCGGATACGTCGACCGGTAGATGCCATAGGACATCGCCGCCTGCCCGGCGAACGTGATCGTCCGCTGCGTCGTCTCGAACGCCGACGTCGTCAGCCCGCTGACAGCGAACGTCGGCACGCCGAAACTGATCGGCAGGACGACGTAGATATAGGCCGTGCTTGCAGCGATCGTGCGGGATTGTGCCCGCGTACCGGCAAGATCAGACGAGAGCGATGCGACGATCTCGGCGTCTGTAATCGACTCGCCGGCGAACGAGCCCCAGTAGCGACGCCGCAGCGTGGCGGGCACGCCTGCCGACTCGCTCGTGGCGATCGTGTGCACCCGCACCGCCTGCCGGAACGGGTCACCGTAGTGGAACACCGGCACGCCCCGCGGGCTCGTCACCTCATACGTGACGTCGACTCCGTCGATGGTCTCGACGATCTTGTCGTGCCGTTGTGGCTCTCCGAACGGCAGCGTGCCGGCCTTGATGATGTAGTCCCGCGACTCCCACGTTTCGACAATGCCGCTCGTGCCTTGGGCCTCAAATCGGCTGTTGCCGATCGTGGCGAGCACCGTGCCGTAGTCGACGCCCCGCTGATAGCGGACGCTCCTCGATGCCGCCTGGGCCAACTGGCCGGCGAGCCACGATGCACCGCTGGCTAGAAGGTCGGACATGGGCACCTCGACCTACAAGACCGCCGGCGGCGCGGAAAGGATGAAACGCGGCCGCCGGCGGCTTGCAGTGGGACGGGAACGCTGCGGGATCAGCCGCAGTTGATGAGCACCAACACGGTCGTGTCGGCCGAGGCGGCAGCCGCGGCGGCCTTGCCGGCCCGCTTGTTGCCGCTCGACGTCGTAGTCACGTTGCCCGCGGTGGCGTCCCAGTAGACGATCGCACCCTGGCCGATCGCGCCGGTTGCCTTGGGCATCGACCACACGCCCTCGACCGACACCGCCCCGAGGGCGTCGGCAGCGATGGGCCGCGGAGCCACGGTCACGAGGTCATTGAGCACCACGACGTCGCCAGCCGCCACCGCCGCACTCGGCGTGTAGTCGATCAGGCAGTCGCCCTGAACGTAAGAAGCCATCAGATCACCTGCTTTCTATGGTTGGAGTTGCGAGTGTCATGCCGCCGGGCGGGCTTGGGCTCCCGCCCGGCGGTCACGGTTTGTCAGATCACGACGCGTCGGCCTTGACGCCGGCGAGGTACTCGGCCTTGGCAACGCCAAAGTCAAAGTAACCGCGCATCTGCACGCCCAGGGTGTTGAAGTCAGCCTCGGCCGTCTCCACCACCGGGCTTTGCACGCCGTTGAGGAAGGCCACCTCCATCACCGGCAGATCCGCCGGCGACGCCAGGAGGTAGTAGTCCTCGGCCGAGCTCAGGTAGCTCGTCGACACGACCTGATACCGGCCGGCGAGCACGTTGCGATCCGGGGCAGCGGACGAGCCACCCACGAGCAGCGACGAGCCCATGATCTCCGCAGCGGCGAGCTCGAGGTCGGCCGGCACCAGCAGGATGCGCGGATCGACAGCGACCGGGTTGCCGTCGGGATCCTTGAGCTTGCGGAACATCGTGGCGATCGCCTTGAGGTTCGCAAGCGACAGCGCCCCGGCCGTGGTCTTCTTGTTGCCACGAGCCGTGGTGAAGAAGGACGCGTCGTCCTGGAAGACCTTCCAGAATTCGTCGCAGAGGGCCAAAGCGCCACCACGACCAATCCGCTGAGGCACAGCGGTCAGCGCCGACAGATCATCGTTCACGAGATCTGTGCGGGTCACGGACGTCATGACGGCCCAGCTAGACGCCGCGATGCTTCGTGACTCGTCGCTGACGGCAGCGTTCTTGATCTCGCCGCCGTTCGCAACGGGCTGGAACTTCATGGACCCGTTGAGCCTGTACGAGGTCACGCTCTTAAAGTCGTTCACGCTGCGAACAGACGAGATTGACCGCCACGAGCTCTCGACGCCGTTGAACCCGGCGAGCAGGAACTTGTTGACGGTCGAGGACAGCAGGCCGCTGATCGAGTGCGTCGCCCACGCGGCAGCCAGGATCGGCCGCAGGGTGGAGGCGTTGATCCGCCGCGGGCCGTCGTAGCCGTTGGCAGCCGCCGCCTGAACGAGCACCTCGCCGAGGCTGATCTCGCGGCGGGCCTTGTGGGCCGCCTCGAGCACCTCGGGCTTGTACGCCTTCTCGACGTTGGGCAGCCCGCCCTGAAGGGCGAAGGACGCCTCGATCACCTCGGCCGTCGGGGCGGAGTTCGCCACGACGTGCACCGCCGGAGCGGCGGGCCGCTCGTCACGGGTCGCGTTCAGTCGTTCCATCTGCTCGACTTTCTTCTGAAGGGATTCGAGCTTCGCCAGGAGCGCCTCGCTGGCGTCCTGCTTGGCCTCGACGGTCTCGGGCTTCGTCTCCACGGCGACCTCCGCCGTGGCCGCCACGGCCGCGGTCTCAACGACCTCGTCCGTGGGCTTGGTGGTGGCGTCTGCCGCCATGGTGTTCTCCTCCACGACCTCTTCGGCCGCGATGGCGACGCTGGTCTGCGAATCAGCGCCTAACGTGACGAACGAGACCTCCCGCAGACTGGAGGCTTTGACGATTCGCACCGGCCCGACGTGGGCGGTGCCGTTGGATTGAGCGACGGCGTCGGCGTCGATCTTTTGGTGCCGGCGAACGTCAGCACCGACGCTGGCCTGGAACTGGTAGCCGTTGGACGCCAACGCGAGCACCTGGCGGGCGTTCTCGTTGTCGGCGAGGATCTCGCCCTCGACGATCAACTGCCCGGCCTCGATGAACGGCCGCCCCTGCCCGAGGATCGAGCCGATCGTGTAGTCGTGGCCGAGCACCACGGGCACCGTCGCCGGCAGTTGCATCCCGGCCATGTCGATCACGACCGGCTCGCGGCTCCACCCCTGACGGATCTGCGAGCCGGTGTACGCGACGATCCTGAACTTCTTCGGCGACGCCGCAGAATCGCCTTCGGCGGCTTGGAGGAACGTGACGCCAGAGTCGAGCTTGATCGCGTTGGTCATCAGTTGGCTCCCAAGGGCTCGCCGTTCTCGTCGACCACGACGGGGCCGGCGGCGGGCGTGGATTCGGTCGGCAGGCCGAGCTCACGCATCAGTGCCACCTCGGCGGCACGCTGACGCAGTTCGACGTCCCACTGCTTGCCCTGCTTGGCGTATTCGGCCGCCAGCGTGGTCGTGTGCGTGGCGAGCCGCGTCTGGGCGGCGTTCGCCTCTTTCGCCGGGTCGACGTGCTCTTTGCCGTCCCACTGCCACGACCACTCCCATTCGGAGAACGGCGACAGCCCCTCGGGCAGCACGCCGGCGAGAGTGGCTTCGTTGACCCAGGCGGCGAGGACGCGGTCGAGCATCACGCGCTCGATGTCATCCCGCATGATTCGTTGCGTGGTCGAGTAGACCTGCCAATCGCCACGCATACTCGCGTAGTTGTATGACGAGCTATCGAGGGCGGCGACGTTGAACGGCAGTTGCAGGCAGCGAGCGATCTCGTTGAGGATCTCGCGCTTGAACATCGCGTAAGTGGACGTCGGCTGCTCGGCCTTCAGTTGCTCGAACGTCCACCCGTCGGGCAGCGTGACCATCGTGCGCTTCTCGATGGGCATCTCGGCGAACGCTTCGACCTC